TATTAACTGTAAGTCAATCTGGAAATTTTTCTGCAAATTTAGATTTAACAAGTATTTATAATAGTAGAACTTTATCAATAAGTGCAATAGCTTTTTCACAACCTATATGAGATGGAGCTATGCTAAAAATGTTCTATGGTTCAGCAAGAGGCAGGATTAATGGAGCTTTTTTAGATGTAAGAACTGCAGACGGCAAAGTACCAACAACAAGTATTAGTGTTCCATTTTTAATATTAGGGTCAAAATAATAAACTATGAAGAAAAATAATATATTACCTACTATAGATCTACAAAATTCAAGAGAGTATTCTGGAGCTTATAATTCAAGAGATTTCTATAAGGGAACTTCCTTTAAGATGGCGGGAGAATGAATAACAAATACTCACTATTTTAATGACGAATATATTGTAGATTTTGTATCATTTGAAGGAGCTTTATTGTCTTGCATTAGAAGTCATACATCATCTTCGTTAAATATGCCTGAATTAGTTCGAGAAAACGATAAAATCATTGGTATTAAACCAAATCTTTTCTGAGCTTTTGTAATGGCGGGAGTTGAAGGACCTACAGGAAAAGTATGAGTTCCAGAGATTAATAACGGAATACTTTCTTGAAAAGAAAGTAATACTCCTCCAAGTTCAACCTCAATAAGTGATCTTAAAGGCCCCGCTGGAGATACTCCTATTATCGGCATTAAAAAGGATACATCTAATAATCATTATTATTGAACAGTATCTATTAATGAAAAAACTGAATGAATATTTGACGATAGTGGACAAAGAGTTTTAGCTGAAGGTTTAACAGGAGCTACTGGAGCACCTGGCATTCCTGGAGAAGACGGTGAAGATGGTATAACGCCTCAATTGAAAATTGAAGACGGATATTGGTTTGTTTCTTATGATAAGAATGATCCACCAAAATCATGAATTAAATTAGGACAAGCCAAAGGTGACAAGGGCGACAAGGGAAATACTGGAGCTACTGGAGCACAAGGACCTCAGGGACCTAAAGGAGATTCTGGAAGAACACCTGCACTTGTTAGAAAATTTGGAGATCCTGATAATTTAACAGATGATAGAATTCTATGGGGATATTTAGGAGATCCTACTAGTGAATGGGTTACACTATGCTATTTAGAAGAATTAAGAGGAGATAGTATTAAATCAGTTAATATTAGTGATGCAGAAGGTCATTTGGAATTAACTATGGAATCAAGTAAAGTGATTACTTCTACTGGTTCTGTTCTTCCAAGATTTAATGCAGGAACTATTGAAACTGTTGAGTGAGATCAAAATCCGTCATTAGTAATTGATAAAACTAATGCTCCTAGAGAATGAGCTTTAAATGTAAAAGTTCCTAAAGGAAAACCTGCTACAGTAACTGTAGTTTCTGAAGTAGAAAAATTAGCACCAGATGCACAACCTTATGTAACTGATTTAAATCCAGATATTAGTGATGCAAATCTTAAATTTGGAATTCCTCAGGGAGAAAAAGGAGATCCTGGTGATGAAAATATAGCAATCGGATGTCAATCTGATTTTCCAAATAACGAACCAGAGCACGATAAGATTTGATATGATCCTTGTGATGAATCCATGGATGAATATTCAGTTCAAGACTTTTTATACAATTCTTATATTGCTGTTGGTGGTACTCTCAATCAAGAACAATTCGAAGCTGCTTGAAAATCATTTCCTAATACAGCAGGAATAGTTGAGATTATTGATTCACTTGAAAGTGATAAAACGGATGCTGCACTCTCTGCGGCACAAGGTAAAGCTTTAAAAACTCTTATAGATGATCTGAAAGCTTCTGTGGCTGCAGCTCTTGATTATAAAGGTACTAAAGATAGTTACGACCAACTTCCATCTTCTGGAAATAAGAAAGGTGATGTATGGAATGTCGTTGCAGCTCATGGAACTACTCCTGCTGGAACTAATTATGCTTGGGATGGTGCCAAGTGGGATCCACTGGGAGGTACAATTGATCTTTCAGGATACTATACAAAGTCACAAGTAGATGATGCAATTTCTGCAGCAAAAACAGAACTAGAGGCTGCAGATACAGCTTTAGAAGGACAGATTACTACAGTTACTAATCAGCTTAATAACAAAGTTGATAAAGTTGAAGGTTCAGGTTTAATTTCTGATACTGATTTAAATCAAATCAGAACTAATAAATCTGACATTGAATCTTTACAAACATCTGTTGGAGGTAAGCAAGACGAATTAACTCCTGGTAATGCAGTTTCAATTACAGAAGAAAATGTTATTGATGTTAAGTTAGATCCAGCTTCAAATGAAGCACTATCAAAATCAGCCGAAGGTCTTAAGTTGGATCTTAGTGGAATAAAAGGCTCAACTGTAAAAGTTGGAGTTTCCATTACTGGTGGTGCTGAAATTGGTGCAGATCAAACAATCGCTGCTGGTATGCAGGCTCTTA